AGATCAATTTGACGCATCTTGGCAGCCAAGTGACGCAGACGAATAACCGCACACAATTCCTGATAGACCTAGACAGATGGAAACGAGGCAAAATGTCAAAGGCTGCTTTACGCGATAACTGGAAAGCTGGGCGTTATCCAATAGACGCCTGGGCGAAGTTCTACCTGCAGCACTATGGGGTGATGTGATGCGCATTAGATTAAAAAAAGCTGGGACGAATGAGCATCAAAGGCCGATAACATATCTGGTCGGCCCTGCTTATGAGCCTTTCCCGCTTAACATTGGGGACACATTCCACATCACTGGTCAGCCAAAAGACGTGTTGTGGACTGTTGACGACATAGAACCGGAAGAATGTGATGGTTGATCCTGTTATCATAGGCAACGCCACGCTTTATCTAGGCGACTGCCGCGATATTCTGCCGACGCTTGGTAAGGTTGACACTGTTGTGACTGACCCGCCTTATCTCGTTTCTAAAGGTGGGTTCGCATCAAATTTACAACTTGATGGAGGTTTTGGCGGATGGATGAAAGATTATGGAAACGGCGGTGACATTGTTCTTTGCGATCTAAACTTTTCTGATTGGATGCCAGTTGTTTTTAGCGCACTAAGCGAACAGGCTCACGCTTATTTTATGACCAACGGCAGAAATTTAAGCGCAATGCAGGCTGCAGGGGAGGATGCTGGATTCCGCCTTCATACGGTTCTTGTTTGGGATAAACGCGCCGCCCTTCCAAACAAATATTATCAGAACGTAACTGAGTTTGGATTGTTTATGTTCAAGGGCAAAGCAAAGACCATAAACAATCCGGGCTCGAAAAATTTGGTTTCAATTTTTCAACGTGATGAATCTGAGCATCCAACCGAAAAGCCAGTTGAGCTTATGCGTTATTGGATTGGCAACAGCAGTGCGCCAGATGAGATGATCTTAGACCCCTTCATGGGTAGCGGAACCACAGGTGTCGCAGCTGTGCAGATGGGCCGCAAGTTCATCGGGATTGAGCGCGAACTAAAATACTTCGACATAGCCTGCAAGCGCATTGAGGATGCACAAAAGCAGGGAGACCTTTTCATTTCATAAAGGCTGGTGTATTGAATAAATACCAGACCGAAAGACGGAAGCTGAGATGACACCAAAGATTGAAACGCGATCAGTCGCAGATTTGATACCATACGCATCCAACAGCAGAACGCATAGCGATGCTCAGGTTGCCCAGATCGCCGCCAGCATTAAAGAATTCGGTTGGACAAACCCGATCCTAATTGACGGTGAAAACACCATCATTGCAGGCCACGGACGCCTTCTGGCAGCCCGAAAGCTGGGATTAGATAAAGTCCCCGCAATCGTTCTCGATCACCTCACCAAGCCCCAGCAACGCGCTCTAGTGATAGCTGATAACCAGCTTGCCCTAAACGCAGGGTGGGACATGGACATGCTGAAGGCAGAGATCGAGAATCTAAAATTAGATGATTTTGACATTGACCTATTAGCATTTTCTGACGCTGAGCTTTCCGCTTTGTTCCTTGAAAAAGAAGATGGGAAAACTGACGCTGACGAAGAATGGCAGGGAATGCCTGAATTCGAAGATGAAGACCCCTGCTTTCGAAAAGTCATTGTAAGCTTCGACACGCCAGAAGATGTGGCTGAATTTTTCAGCATAATTGGTCAATCTGATACGGGTAAAACCAAATCAATCTGGTTCCCAGAGAAGGAACGCAGAGACCTTGAATCATTGCGCTGGGCAGAAGATGAAGAATAATTATCCTCAATTTCCCTTGTACATACCAAGCAAGGGCCGAAGTGAGTATATGATAACCAGCAAGGCTCTAACCTTGATGGGCGTTGATCATTTCGTTGTGGTTGAGCCTCAACAGGTCGCTGATTACGAAAAGGCCGTAAGAGATATGAGATTGAGCGCAACAATTTTGCCGCTCGATATGACCTATAAAGATAAATATGAAACCTGCGACAATCTCGGATTGACGAAAAGCACAGGGCCAGGACCAGCACGAAACTTTGCATGGGATCATTCCATGGAAAATGGTCATAAATGGCACTGGGTTATGGATGACAATCTGCAATCGTTCATGCGGATGCACAACAAAGCACGAATAAAAGTTCTCTCTCCATCATTCTGGCGCGTGATGGAAGATTTTGTGCTGCGATATAAAAACGTAGCAATGGCCGGCCCAAATTATAGCATGTTTGCATTCGGAGCAAGTGCGCTTCCGCCATTCATCACCAACACCAGAATTTACTCTTGCAATCTGATACGCAACGATACTGGTTTCAGATGGAGAGGGCGATACAATGAAGATACGATCTTATCGCTTGATATGCTCACATCTGGATGGTGCACAATTCAATTCAATGCGTTCTTGCAGGGCAAGATGGGAACGCAGGTTCTAAAGGGTGGAAACACGGCAGAATTTTATCATGCTGAAGGCAAGGTCCAAAGCGGACAAAAATATGCTGACACTGGTACGCTAGCCAAATCTAAAATGCTGGCAGATGTTTATCCGGAATATTGCACCGTCGTGCATAAGTTCAACAGAATCCATCACGATGTGAATTATCGCCCATTCAAAACGCAAAAACTCATAAGGCGCGATGATCTCGTAATATCAAACACGCCCAATGAGTATGGAATGAAGCTGAAGAAGGTTAAGCGTTCGTAATATGATCAGCGTGACCCTTAGCAGTAACGGCATAAATCATGGTGCAGCCATCGCCATAGCTGGAGCCGTATGCCTTCGCATCTTCAAGGGTAGGAAATTCAATACGAATCCGAGTGGAAGGATTGCGCCCACGAACAGCGGTAAAATAAATCGCATTAGCAAGGCAATCAGCTTGGTGTTTATCAAGATTCGACATCAATTTTCTCCTTCAATGATTTTGCAATATAGCGTCGACTATCCCATGCAAGAAAAATTATCACATTATCGCACAGGTGTAGAAAATGCCTCAAGCTAACATAACCCCAAAGAAGCGACCCAACTGGTCAGAGCTTCGCGTTGAATATGTAAACGGAACAATGAGCCAGCGCGAATTAGCTGCTGCACATGATATAAATGCATCTGGTGTCATGGCACGGGCTGCAAAAGAAAAATGGGAAGATGAGCGCAAGCAGAAGCAAGCCGCCATAAGCAGCGCCGCTCAGGAAAAGTTAACAGAAGATCGCACAGATCAGTTGGCAAAATTTAATGAGGATGATCTCAAGGTCGCAAGGGCTATTCGTGGCAAGGCTGCCCAGATGATGCAGACAGTCGGATCGCCTCAAGACTTGCGTGCATTAGCCTCTGCAATGGAGGTTGCACAGAAGATCGGGCGCACTGCGCTGGGATTGACCGACAAAGTTAAGTTGCTTGGCGATCCTGATTCCCCGCTCGTTATGCAGATCGTCCGCAAGGTCATTGATGACAACGCTGACGATTAAGACCCCGCGCTGGTTCAAGCCGTTCCTCCAGCCCAGTCGCTATAAGGGCGCACATGGTGGACGCGGATCGGGCAAGAGCCACGGCTTTGCTGAAGCTATGATCGAAGCGCACGTGATCGACCAGAAGCGGCGATCTGTCTGCGTGCGTGAGATCCAGAAGTCATTGGCGCAATCGGTCAAGCGCCTGCTGGAACTGAAGATCGAGCAGATGGGCGTGCAATCCTATTTCGAGATACAGGAAAGCCAGATCAAGTCACGGCATGGTGACGGCCTGATCATATTCCAGGGGATGCAGAACCACACCAGCGACAGTATCAAGTCGCTCGAAGGCTATGACTGTGCATGGGTTGAGGAAGCGCAATCACTATCACAACGTTCGCTTGACCTGCTTCGCCCGACAATCCGCAAGCCTGAATCGGAACTGTGGTTCACTTGGAACCCCAATCAAGCAACCGACCCTGTTGATGTTCTGTTGCGCGGACACACGCCGCCGCCTGACTCCATCGTCCGTGAGGTAAACTATCGGGATAACCCTTGGTTCCCTGACGTTCTCAAAGCAGAGATGGAATATGATCGAAGCCGCGATCCTGACAAATACAAGCACGTCTGGCTCGGCAGCTATCTCAGCAACAGCGAGGCACGGGTGTTCCGCAACTGGAGCATCGAGGAATTTGAAACGCCTGCTGACGCAACGCATCGCTTCGGCGCTGACTGGGGCTTCGCTTCAGACCCGACCGTCTTAATCCGCTGTCACGTTATCGGGCGCACGATCTATGTTGATCACGAAGCCTATCGGGTGGGCTGTGAGATAATGGACACGCCTGATCTATTCCTGACCGTGCCAGAGTCCGAGAAATGGCCCATTGTTGCCGACAGCGCCCGACCTGAGACGATCAGCCATATGCAGCGCCACGGATTCCCGAAGATTATGCCAGCGATCAAAGGCCCGAAGTCTGTCGAAGAAGGGATCGAATGGCTCAAGTCGCACGACATTGTGGTTCATCCCCGCTGCAAGCATACGATTGATGAGCTATCCTGCTACAGCTATAAGACCGACCCGCTGACAGGCGCAGTATTGCCAGTTCTTGCAGATCGTGATAATCACCTTGTGGACGCACTTAGGTATAGCCTAGAAGCAAGTCGAAGAGCGTCCCCGAAAAAGGCTGTCGAAGTTCAGCCTCTTGCTACGGTGAACAGGTGGTAAATGGCTCGACTGACTAGAGAACAACGGCTCGGCAATGTGCATCAGGCGGCATTGACTGAGTTCGATCGCTGTCAGTCATCCATGCGCGATGAACGCTTGCAGTGCCTTCAGGATCGCCGTTTTTATTCACTCGCTGGCGCACAATGGGAAGGCCCCATCGGTGAGCAGTTTGAGAACAAACCGCGCTTTGAGGTAAACAAGGTTCACCTGAGCGTCATTCGTATCATCAACGAATACCGCAACAACCGCATCGGTGTTGATTTCGTATCCAAGGACGGAAGCAGCAACGACAAGCTGGCTGAGACTTGTAACGGATTGTATCGCGCTGACGAACAGGACAGCGTTGCAGATGAAGCTTTCGACAATGCTTTCGAGGAAGGTGTTGGCGGTGGCTTCGGTGCATGGCGTCTGCGCACCGTCTATGAAGACGATGAAGACGATGAGAATGAAAAGCAGCGCATTCGCTTTGAACCGATCTATGACGCTGACAGCAGCGTATTCTTCGATCTAGACGCAAAGCGCCAGGACAAGTCGGACGCTAAATACTGCTTCGTCCTCTTTTCCATGACCCGCGAAGCCTACATGGCTGAATGGAATGACGATCCGACCACATGGCCGAAAGAGATCCAGCAATACGAATTTGATTGGGATTCGCCCGACGTTGTGTTCGTGGCGGAATATTACCGCGTTGAAGAAGTGCGCGAGACGATCCGCATATTCCAGACCATCACTGGCGAGGAAGAACGCTACACGCAGGCAGACTTTGACGCAGACGAAACGCTTGAAGAAACGCTCTTGGCTGTTGGCACCATCGAGGTTCGCCAGAAGCGTGTAAAGCGTCGGCGCGTCCACAAATACATCATGAGCGGCGGCGGCATCCTCGAAGATCAGGGCTACATCGCTGGCAAGAACATCCCGATTGTTCCCTATTACGGCAAGCGTTGGTTCGTTGATAACGTCGAACGTTGCATGGGCCATGTCCGCCTAGCCAAAGATCCGCAGCGCCTGAAGAATATGCAGCTTTCAAAGCTGGGCGAGATCAGTGCGCTTTCATCCGTTGAAAAGCCGATCCTCCTTCCAGAGCAGGTCGTTGGTCACCAGATGATGTGGGCCGAGGATAATATCCGCAATTATCCCTATCTGCTGGTCAATCCGATCACTGGCCCCAATGGCGAGACGCAGGCCGCTGGCCCCGTTGCTTACACCAAGTCTTCCGACATTCCTCCGGCGATGGCTGCGCTCTTGCAGATCACCGAGCAGGATATGGCGGAGATTCTGGGCAACAATCAGCAAGCGGATAAGATGGTGAGCAACATCAGCGGTAAAGCCGTTGAGATGATCCAGACCCGCCTGGATATGCAGTCATTCATCTACATGACCAACATGGCGAAAGCTATGCGCCGCTGCGGTGAGATATGGCTGTCGATGGCTAAAGACATTTACGTCGAAGAAGGCCGTAAGATGAAGTCAATCGGCGCGATGGAACAGGTTGAATCCATCGAGATGATGAAGCCGACCATCGACGCTGAAACTGGCGAATTGGTTTATGAGAATGATCTAAGCCGCGCCAACTTTGACGTATCGGTAGACGTTGGCCCATCGTTCACCAGCCGCCGCGAAGCCACTGTCCGTTCGCTCACCGGCATGATGCAGGTTACAAGCGATCCTGAAACGCAGATGATCCTTCAGTCCATGGCGATTATGAACATGGACGGCGAAGGCATCGCTGACATTAAGGACTTCTTCCGCAAGAAGCTCGTTCAGATGGGCGTTGTAAAGCCCACCGAAGAAGAACAGCAGCAGATGATGGAAGCCATGATGGCCCAGGGACAACAGCCTGACCCGCAGTCAATGTTCCTGATGGCCGAGGCTGAAAAGGCTCAGGCTTTGGCACTGAAGGCACAGGCCGACACAGAATATAGCTTGGCGCGCACGGAAGAAACCCGCGCCAAGACGGCAGAGACCATCTCGAACATCGACATTGACCAGCGCAAGTTGGCTATCGAGACTGCTGAAAAGATTGGGGCTGCACTCCAGCCACAAATGAATGCGGTTCCATCCGCCGCGCAATTCGGATGAGTTAATGGGGTAACTTATGAATATGGCAGACACGGAGATTGATGA